ATTTCTGGTGGATAAAAAACATCATCTTGTTTAATATACTGTGGGTCGCCAATTATTTTTAATTTTGCCTGAAGCATATCGCCACCGGCTGTTGTATACAATGATGCTTCTATATCAGCTAGTGCAATTGCTTCAACTGTTACAGCGCCGCCTGTTGATTGTTGTTGTGAATTTAGTACAATCTTTTTCTTGCCCTGAGGCATTACTGCATTAGCATCTCTCGACTCCGGCGTAATTTTTGCATTAGTAGTTTCATCTATTAATAGATTCTGTGTCTTAGATAAGTTTTCTCTATATGCCGTAACGGCAGTATAATACAGTGCATTAAATTCAACATTAAAATCAAGTACATCATTGTTTTTTCCAGTGTACCAATAGTTATGTAGTTTACACGGTTCAGTCCACGTTCCCTGCGGTCCTTCACGTGTTTTTGTATTGTATACTGTATACGGAAGTATATGATAGGTAATTTCACGAGCCCATGTTTCTTGTGTTATATTATATTCACCTAACTTTATGGTCGGCACAACCTTATACCATTTCAGCGGCTCATCGGCCTGTGATTCAAGATATTTTTTATATTCTGCATCGTCTTTAAATTTTGAAACTGGTTGTACTTGTCCTTGTAAGTACTTGGTATGACGCATTGCAAAGGCAATAACTTGATCTATACTTGTACCTGTATTAATTGCAAATACCCGCATACCATGATCCAAATTTCCAGGAGTGCCCCTAATAGACATTCCGTTTTCTTCGCTGGCCATGGGTGTTTGTGCTGTACTTAATGTTTCAATGTTAAGATTAAATTGAGTGCCACCATCTTTAATAATGTCTGGGTGAACTTTAAAGTAGTATTTGTCAGCAACTGTTGTTTTTTCTCTAGCGGCGAGATCTGCATAATATGCACTAATAGCGCCACCATATGATTTTACTTTATAGAATGCATCTTTGCCTCTAATAGAATTAGTAGATTCTGCACTTGCATTTCCTATAGCAGTTAACGGAACAACTTCGCCTGTTCCTCCCCTGACTGTTAGAAGTCCGTTGGCACCCTGTTGAAATTGACCGTTTTTGCCAATTAATCCTTCGCGTTCTTTTTTTGCGTCAGCAAATGCTGTTTCCTCGACAGTGCTTTGTAAGAAACTTTCAAGCGTGCCAGCTGTTATTTCAAAGTTTGCTGGCGTAGTAACTGTTGATAGATCATAGGCTGAATGACTATATGGGCATGCTTCCATTTGATATTCTGCACCTTTTGCAGATGCTTTTATATCCATTTTTAAAATACGAATAGGTATACGTTTTGTTTGATCGGGGATAATCCCAACAATCTCACCAGCGTCGTTCATGCCAAAGAAATCAATCTGTAATAGATATGGCTGTGCTATATAGTTCAACGAACCAATATCAGCACTAAGGTCAAGAATTCGATTTAATAAGGTAACCCCGTATGGTTCAATAATAGTAAATGTAAAATTAATTGCATTAGTTGAACGTGAACGATCGTTAAGGCCAATTACCGTAGTCATATTAAGATTGTCAAAGTAAAAATCTTCAGCAAAGAATGGTGCACGTTTAAACATTGATGCACCTTCGTCGATGTTATATCTGCCTGCACTGGCTATGATAACGCGATTTGATTGGTAATTTTTAACATCGCTAACAATATCATTATATTCTTTAACTGTTAGTAATGCTAAACTTATTCCGTAGGTATAAGACGGGTAGGCTAGTAACGGATTAGGTATAGGAGCTTTTTTCTTTTTATTATTTGCTGTAGTTGCTTTTGTTGATTCACCACTTGTAACTTCTGATGCAGTTGATGTAGTAGCATCAGCAACGGTTGCCGGTGACGTATTTGCTATTCTTGCATCTTCAGTTTTTGAAACTGCGGGCACTCTTGATAGTGCTGCATTTTGTTGTGCCCTTAGTTTTTCGAATTCGTTCTGAAATTGTGTCTGCGTTATCTTCCCGCTTTTTAGATCATTTGCTAGTTTGACTTGATATTGTGTGTATTGCTGATTAATCTGCGCTGCTGATCCTGCAGGCGCAGGTGGTGTAGATGCTAATTTATTTGTTACTGTATCTTGTGTCGGAGCTTGTTCTTTTAACAATTGTGCATTTATTTTTGCGATTCCGGCTTGAAATTGTGCTTGCGTTATAGTGCCAGCAGACAAATCATTTACTAATTTAAGTTGAGCTTGCTGAGCTATTTCAGCTTTTGTAAGTGCCATTTACTATAATCCTAATGCCGCAATGATTGTTTCTTTTTTAGGAATGAATATTGTTGTACCTGGCAGGAAATCAAATACCGGGTCCTGTATTGTGTTTGGATTGCGCATAGCAAACACCCACCACAAGGCACTGTCACCATACAGGTCATATGCCAGCAAGTCTGGACGATATTTGTAGGTTGCAGCAATTCTATATACTACATCGGCAGCCAATGCCGGTATATCTCTAAATGTTGTGACATCTAAAAAGAATCCATACGAGTCTGTTTTGCTATATGGACTTGTTTGACTATAGGTAACCGCTGACATTATAGGAATCCTCCTGTAGTAGCAGTTTGTATTAGTCTGCCTGCGGCAAATGCATCAAGATTAAAGTTATCGTGCAGATTTTTACGACTGTATATTGGTTTCAATGTAATTGATATCGTACTTACTGCTGGCACCCTTGTCGACGATGTTACTGTCTTGTAAGATGATACAGTCGATTCAGCAGTGGCTTTTTTACTACCCCACTGTGGTGCAAATTGCATGCCTTGATTATCAAGTTGATTCACTACACTCATAGGAGTCGAAGGAGTAACAGTTGACTCTGTTAATGTAGTTGTTGTTACTGGAATTTGTATATAATCAACTTCGTTTGGCATAGTGTGTGTAAAGTTAGTTATCACACAAGGCACATGTGGGAAATAGTGACTACCGTATCCATCCAAGAATACAATTGGCGGTGGATTACCTGCATTTGCTCCACTACCAAAGAACATTTTAGTAGCTGATCTAAAAAAGTAGATAGCCGCTAGTAAATATTTTCCTTCATCGATGCCTTGTACAGTAAATTCTCCACCGATAGTAATGTCACTTACTTCACTGTTGGTGTAAAATTGTTGTGAATAATTACTGTGTACTGGAGTAGTTGGACTGTAATTAGCTACATGCGATACTGTTATAGTCGGTGTATACGGAAATATAACTCCGTTAGTTTCTCTTAACGGAGCCATAAGATTATTAGGACTTGCGCCACTTGCTTTGTAAAAGATAGTTGCTTTGTCTGCTAAACTTATGCGTACTCGCCAGTCATCATCCGATGCGGCACCGCTAGAACTAGCATTTGTATCTTGTATGGCTATTGAAGGATCACTTTTTGTTGCGGCCGCAGCGGCATTATCTGGTAATAGGCTTCGTCTTGCGGCTTCTGATTCATAGGAGTTGACATCTTTTGATGGATCATGCCCGCCGCCGCTTTCCTCAACTTGATCTCCGTAGAAACCGCCTCTAAAATCTGCGCCCTGATTGTAATTCTCAGATACTGCAGCTTGGCCGCCAATTGAATCTGTACCAGTTAAGTATGCGCTTGGGTTACTGGGATTATATCCGCCACCACTGCTTAATACTTGTTCGCCATTATACCCACCGGCAAAACTTGGAGCATAAGCGCCAGTGTAGTTTTGTGGAGCATAAGGATCGTATCCACCATTAGTGGATTCGACTTGACCTGGTACATATCCGCCTCTATTGTCGTATACGGGTGCGTCTGTAGGATTTAGAGCCATAATAAAACCTCTGTGTTATAGTGTATTTATTACCGGAGAAATAGTAGCAGTTAAAGATTGTCCGCATAAATAGGTTGTATAGTGCAATGCTATTATGTTATACTAATTAAAAGGAACCAAACACTGTGGCTCGTAAAATTAATTATCTCAACAACAAAGACATATTAAAAGAAATAGCAAAAAGTAAATTAGCATATTGTAGCTTCATTAATAAAGAAGTAACCGTATACGATGCTATTGTATCAAATGTTAGTGCAATAAACAAAAAATCCGTAGCAGAAGCAAGAGCAACACGTGCAACTAGGTTAGCTAAAGAAGCACAAGAAGCCGAGCTTTTATTAGGTAACAAACGCAAATTAGACGAATTTGCAATTCCTGTGGAAAATATTCCAGTAACTGATATTGTATTCCGTGTCATGACATGGGAACATATACCTATCGACGAAGTTAAACAGAAAAAATCCGATGCCAAAGCTCAAGAAGCTTACGATGAGGATTTATTTGAAACTGAATATGATGAACCGGCAGTTAAGGTCAAAGGTGCTACTAAGTACGTTAAACTAAACTTTCCCCCATTCTTTCATTATTCAGTAACTGAAGAATTAACTCCTGTTATAGTAGGCAAGAGTCACTGGAAGGGCGATTTAGAAACTGGTAAATTCAGTAGAGATCACGGTCAGATGACTGCTAAGTTAGCTCATATGTTTGTTAAGCTATGTGAACGTTATGCTACTCGTAGTAACTGGCGTGGGTACACCTACAATGACGAAATGCGCAGTCAGGCATTATTACAACTAAGTCAAATTGGCCTACAGTTTGACGAAAGTAAATCAGACAATCCGTTTGCCTATTACACAGCAGCTATCACTAACAGCTTCACCCGTGTGCTAAACATCGAAAAGCGTAATCAAAACATTCGTGATGACATCTTAGAGATGAATAACTTTGCACCTAGTTATACTAGACAGAATCAAGGCGGTGGTTCGTGGGGTGGTGGCGGACACGGAGCAGATGAGTAAAATCATTGAGTTGCATCAACTAATACCAGAAACGCCTCCGGCAAATTTTTGTATTGCACCCTTTCAAAGTATTAGGCAGAACCCATACGGGCGTAATAGCCCGTGTGCGTTTGGTGCTGGCGAATGGCATCACGGTGACCTAACTCCAGAACAACGATGGGACAGTGCAGAACTAAATCAACTTAGGGCAGAATTTATCAACGGTGATCGTCCAAGTGCCTGTCACCGTTGTTGGGCCGAAGAAGATTCTGGTAAGAAAAGTCTACGTCAGCGACAAATTGAATATTTCCCTAACGATTATGAGGACTTTATTCGTAGTGGTAAATGGCAACAAGGGCCTAAAACAGCAGTATTTAAAAGTAGTAATGTATGTAATTTAGCCTGTAGAAGTTGCGGAGGGTGGGATACTAATTCATATACACCCGAAGGATTATATTATCTTGAAAAATATAAGACTGAAGAGCGATCCAATGGTAAAATTGAACAATGGAATAAATTCATCCCTAAGCTGCCACCTAAGCACATGGATTTTAGTCAGTACTATAGTATTGCCCATAATTTAGAAAAAATTGACTTCTTTGGTGGTGATCCGTTCTTGAATACCACGCAGTTAGATCTATTAGAGTACCTGGTTCAGCAGGGATTAAGCAAGAACATTACTTTGTATTATAGTACCAATTGTACCAATCATCCAACTGAACGATTAAAACGTGCTTGGAATAATTTCAAACGTATTGAAATTGCTATGAGTATCGACGGGCTTGAACAAGAATTTGAGTATCTGCGATGGCCAGGTAAATGGGACGAAATGAATCTAGTTGCTGATCATATACTGGGACTTAAAGGTACCATGGATTGCGAAATTTATACCATGGGCTCACTTACTGTTAGTGTATTAAATGCAGGATCCATTGATCGATTGACTGCATGGGTTGAAGATAAAATTGGACCTTATTATATTAACATGGTTAACAGTCCGGCTTGGTTAGCAGTACACATTGCACCCGAATCAGTCAAGACTGCTTTAATAGCACAGACAAATAATACAGAGTTGCTCGGTTATTTGACTTTACAAGAACATAATCCTATGTTATGGAAACAATTTGTAATATGGACTAAACGGCAGGACTTATATCGTGAGCAGAAGTTCGCCGATGCATTTCCGGAATATTTTAAATTAATACAACCTTATTGGGATCCTATTACAGATTTAAGCGAGGATAATTTTCATTCCAACAGGTAATTTGGCTAACTTTCACTAGACAACTTAAGGTTATTTCACGTATACTAATTATATGACAAATTTATTTAAAAAAGCAGCAATTCTGACTGACATACATTTTGGCTTAAAGTCAAATAGTCAAACACACAACGATGATTGTTTAAACTTTGTTAAGTGGTTTATTAGCAAAGCTAAAGAAGAAGGTTGTGATGTTTGCTTTATGTTAGGTGATTGGCACAATAACCGCGCGGCAATTAATATCATTACGTTAAACTACAGCCTAACAGCACTTGAGTTGTTGGGCCGAGCCTTTGAGCGTGTTATATTCATTCCGGGCAATCATGATTTATATTATCGTGACAAGCGTGATATACAGTCAGCTGAATGGGCTAGACATATTCCTAACATTGAAATTATCAACGACTTCTATCAAGAGGGCGATGTTAGTATTGTGCCCTGGTTAGTAGGCGACGATCATAAAAAGATTCCTAAGATCAATGCCAAGTATATGTTTGGGCATTTTGAATTACCAGGCTATTACATGAATGCTATGGTACAGATGCCAGAACACGGTGAGATTAGACGTGAAGACTTCGGGCACATTGATCATGTATACAGTGGGCATTTTCATAAACGTCAAACAGGTAAGAATATTACCTATGTAGGCAATGCGTTTCCGCACAACTATGCAGATGCAGGTGACGATGAACGTGGCATGATGATATTAGAGTGGGGCAATGAGCCAACGTTTCATGCTTGGCCGGATCAGCCCAAGTATCGTGTTTATAGCCTAAGTAATATTTTAAAAACACCAGAAACACTACTACAAAAAGGCATGCACTGTCGTGTAAACATCGACGTGGATATTTCGTACGAAGAAGCAACGTTTATTAAAGAAACATTCGTAGGTACGTATAATCTACGTGAACTTACATTAATCCCAGTCAAGCATACTGACATTGGCACAGATATTATGTTAGGTAATATTCAATTTGAAAGTATCGATACTATTGTAACTAGTCAACTAACAGCTATTAACAGTGATCATTATAATCCTAACTTATTGTTAGACATCTACAGGAATCTATGAGGTTCTGCACCGATAGTAACGACATTATTTGTATAAGTTACCCTTCTGGTGGGTTTGGAAATTTTCTATACTATATATTAAGTGAATTTGCAGACCAAACAGTTAAATTATCAAATAACGAATTAACTTTTAGTCAAGACGGAAACAGTCATAGTATTGTAATGTATACCAATACGTATTTTATGGATCCGACTGAATACCAACTGCACTGCGACATTGACCCAAAGAATAATAAAGTAGTAGTCCTGTGCGACAATGGGATCAATAACGACTGTTACGATAAAATAAACTTAACATTTCCAAATGCTAAGATTGTACGCATAGTAATCGACCCTGCTGTTAGACCTATAATATATCAAACCTGCATAATCAAAGCTGTATGTCAGGATCTTAATGCCAATCACAGCGAACATGTACAAAACAATTGGTCCGATGCCGCAGAAGATTATGCTCAGCGAGAAGATTTTACTTTAATGTATCACAACTGGTCATATGGTTGGGAGCCAACTGAATCAACGATCAATTTGAGTTTTGAACAGTTGTTAATATCGCCAATTAATACTATAAAAAAATTAATCAACCAGTTGGGTATGAAACTAATCAATGAAGATAGGTTAACATTAGTGTTAGCCGATTGGTTTACAGCTAATTCAAAATATTTTAGTGTATACTTTCATGCCAATTTAATTTTATCTGCATTGGAAAATAACAAAAATATTGATATATCTCATATAGTTGATCTACACGAACAGGGATATATTAACTATTGTATAGAAAAACGATATAATATTGAAATTCCAGTATATGACTATCGCAATTGGTTTCAGTCTACTGAACAAATACAACAAGCAATTATTAAAATAAATGAAAAAAACCTTATTAGCAATTAGTGACGGCAATGGAGTCGACAACGACTTTAAAAAATGGCCAACGTTATTACAGTTAATGACGTCGGATTCATTACAGATTAAAAATAAATCTGTAATCGGTGCTAGTAATGAGTTGATATTAATGCAGGTTGCAGAATCAATTGAAACTGAAAATATCGACTGTGCAATTATTCAATGGACTATACCCGCACGAATTGATTTAGTAGCTGATGAATTTTGGCAAGAGCAGGCAAAGATCGATCCTGTGTATCATTTTAATATTGTGCAATCTAATAATCAAGATTGGTGGGTTACTAGTTCCAGCAACAATCAATATATAAAAGAATATCATAATAGATATATTAAAGAATGGCAAGCAACTCAGCGCAGTCAATCGTATATGTTAGCCGCATCAACTCTATTAAAAAATAAAAATATACCTTTTGTGTTTACTCTAGCATATGACTTTAATTTCGACGGTCCGATGGCCATTGCTGTTAAAAATTTACCTTGGATAGACCAAGATTTAAGTAGCTTTAGATTAATTAGCACGTACAAAGACCTTGACTCTGGATTGGCACAGCCGCATTCTGCTGTACAACTTGAATGGTTAGATACCATAGTCAAACCTAACTGTGATTTCATTGACTATGATCCTAAAAGGTATTATAATATACAAAAGCACCTGACAAAATAAATGATGAGAAATTATGACATTTAAAATAAAAAATCTTACAGTCAAGAACTTCATGAGTGTTGGTAATGCAACACAAGCTGTGGACTTTGACCGCAACGACCTGACATTAGTATTAGGTGTTAACGTTGACTTAGGCGGCGATGATAGTGGCGCACGTAATGGCACTGGTAAAACAACTATTATCAATGCCTTAAGCTACAGTCTGTTTGGGCAGGCATTAACCAATATCAAACGTGATAATTTAATTAACAAAACTAACGGTAAGAACATGTTGGTTACTGTTGAATTTGAACATAACGGGCAAGACTATAAGATTGAACGTGGTCGTAAGCCAAACATAATGAAGTTTTATGTAGGTGATGAAGAAAAAGAAATTACCGACGAAAGTCAAGGCGATAGTAGAGAAACACAGGCTGAAATTGAACGTTTGTTAAGCATGTCGCACAATATGTTCAAACACATTGTTGCGCTTAATACCTACACCGAACCATTCCTTAGTCTTAAATCTAACGACCAACGTGAAATTATTGAACAGCTACTTGGTATCACTGTCTTAAGTGAAAAGGCAGAAAAACTTAAAGAGTTGGGTCGTGCTACTAAGGATGCAATACAGCAAGAAGAGTTCAATATTAAGGCTATAACCGACGCAAATGGTCGTATTCAAGAGCAAATTGACAGCTTAAAACGCCGGCAAACTATGTGGACTACCAAGCATGCAGATGACACAGTAAAACTACAAAATGCCCTTACAGAACTACGTAAAATTGATATTGAACAAGAGCTAGCGGCACACACTGCGCTTACTGCTTACAACCAACAGCGTAAAGACTTAGATGATTTGACCAAGGCCATTTTGCGTAGCGAAGCAGATATTGCCCGTGAACAAAAGACTATAGATAAAGTTACTAAAGAAATTGCCGACCTCGAAGCACATACTTGTTATGCTTGCGGTCAACATTTTCACGATAGCAAACACGAAGAAGTGTTAGCGGCTAAACGTACATCACTCGAAACTGCTACTACACAGTACCAAACTGATCAAACACAATTAACGGCGCTGATAGGTGCTAAAACAGAAATTGGTCCTCTTGGTGCGCAACCTCGAGTATATTACGATAAAGAAGCAGATGCGTTTCATCACAAGGGTTCTATTACTAGTTTAGAAACACAGTTGGCCGCTAAGGCTACAGAAGTTGATCCATATGATGAACAAATCGAAGAGATGACACAGACTGCATTAGTAGAAACTGATTATACTACTATGAACGAGCTAGTTAAGTTAAAAGAACATCAAGACTTCTTGTTGAAACTATTAACTAACAAAGATAGCTTTATTCGTAAACGTATTATTGATCAAAACTTGTCGCATTTAAACGCACGCCTAAGTCAATACTTAGATCGTATAGGATTGCCACATACAGTAACATTCTTAAACGATTTAAGTGTAGAAATTACAGAGTTAGGCCGTGAACTAGACTTTGATAACTTATCACGTGGTGAACGCAATCGCTTGATATTAAGTTTATCGTGGGCATTCCGTGATGTCTGGGAAAGTTTATACAATCCTATTAACTTATTATTCATTGATGAGCTTATTGACAGCGGCATGGACAGTAGCGGAGTTGAAAGTTCATTGGGTATACTTAAAAAAATGTCTAGAGAGCATGAGAAAAGTATTTGGCTTGTTTCGCATAAAGATGAACTTGCGGGGCGAGTTAATAACATTATGACTGTAACCAAAGAAAATGGGTTTACATCATATAGTACTGACGTAGAAGTAATTTAATTTTACCATCCAATACAGGGTGGTTAAATACACACAACAACAAGGAGAAGTAAACATGGCAATTCATGATGATATTTTAGCAGCAGTAGAATTATACGTAGCAGAATCAGAAAAATTTGAAGTTAAAGGTGTTAAAGCCGCAGCGGCACGTGCTCGTGGTGCATTAGGTGACTTGGCTAAATTGGCCAAAGCTCGTCGTGCAGAAATCCAAGAGAAGAAAAATGCAGCGGCTGCAAAATAAATAACGTATGACATACGAATATCCTTGGACGTACAATGGTGTAATATTTGACTCTGAGGATATTGGTGCATACTACGGTTTCATTTATAGAATAACCAACCTTACTAACGGCTACGATTATGTTGGCCGTAAGTATTTTAAAACTATCAAAAAAAGACCACCGTTAAAAGGCAAGAAGAACAAACGTCTAGAAACAATTGAAACTGATTGGAAAGACTATTGGGGTTCTTCGAGTCGACTAGTAGCAGATATCCTAGCTTTAGGCAAGGAACAGTTTAAACGCGAAATTATACATCTATGTCTAAGTCGTGGTGAAACTAACTACATGGAAGCGCATTATCAATTTATGGAAGAAGTACTGTTGAGAGAAGATAACTACAATGGTATTATACAAATTAAATTAGGCAAGGGTTCCGTAAAAGATTTAAAAATTAATAAAACCAGTTGACCAACAACACTAAACGTATTACAATAAACACATAGCTCCTAGACACCAAGTCACTCTCACAGAAACAAATTCCAACTCAGCAGTAAATGTAGTTAAAAGCCCTATTGCAGATTAAGTTCTGTATTCAGAGGAGATCGTGCTCGCGTAATGGCCGCACGTGGAACGTGTAGACTAGACTACACACTGAATGGCGACCGTGTATTGTGCTATAAAAAGCGAATCAACAATATAAAAATTAGGTGTAAAAACCGAATGATTTGGGCACTGTGAAAAAGATACAACCCATATGATGACATAGTTTGGCTAACTACGGATTATGCATCAACCGTCGCAAGAAGCAAGAGTAGGGAGTACAGGGCGACCGCTTCCGTGTAAATGAATATAATCTCTTTTAGTTAGTATGATGAAGCACTCGGATGAAGTCGCTCTGTTTTACTTTGCCTGTAATGGGTGAAGTATGACTATAATCTGGATGAAGCAGTTCTAAAGTCAAAAGCATTACAGTACATATCAAAGTAAATTAGATTAATTAGATTAGAAGAAAAGGCATGAGCGCAAGCGAAATGCGAATGTCTTTAGACATTCCTTAAATGTACTTAAATGTCTTTTGCTCTTATAATGACCTTAGCTTACGTATATCATAGTCAATAAAAAAGCACAATAAATGTGCTTTAATATTAAAAAAACGGGAGGCCACTTTTTTGGGTCGTTTCCATATTATCTTTAATAATCTTTCCGATAATATCTCTTTCTTGCTGTGTTAAAAACATTGCATCTTCGTAACTTAAACCACCACGCATATACCAACACATACGTAACGCTTCTTCTCTAAAGGCTTTTGACTCTTTATCGTAGGAATCAAGCAATTCTACGATAGCATCGTTATCTAAGGTCAAAAGCCGCGAGCGAAAAAACTTGCGTAGTCGAAATCAATGGCTAATTTAAATTCTTTTGAACATTCAGTACATACTACATCAACTGGTTTAATACTAATTGCCTTAGCTAATTCTTCAATTGTCTGTTGTATTGTACGCAACACAGTTGATTCAGAATTTGTGTAGTACTCTCTAATAAATTTTGTGTCTGTTACAATATCACCGTCTTCTGTGGTAATAGCTGCTGTGCAATTAGTTATAGTTTCAATGTTTAATTCAACCATCTTACTAATATGTTCGGTGTATCTAACTTTTCTAACTTCGGCATCAAGATCTGGATCTGCCAGTGTTTGAATTAACTTTTCTTCTTCAAACACAGTGTTACCGGATTTGCTAATTTGAGCATAGGTCAATGGTTTAAGGCTAACAGATAATCCATCGGGTAGTTCAACAGTTTTTGAATAATCTGGCATCGATACGGAACCTAAGGTAGCAGTTAAGTCTACATCATAATCGTGTTCTGTTCCACACTCAGGGCAAGTTGATCCGATAGCCATTGTAGGACCGTAACTAGCAATACGGATAGCAATTAATGTAGTGTCTACATCAACGCTAGGCATATCCCAAGCGTTTTTAATACTTGGACAGCAACTTTGTATAACATCGACTACACTAGTACCACTGATCAGTGCATCTGGTGTGCGTAGTGTAATTTCATCTCTAGTGGTCATTGGATATACAGGAAGTTCGCCTGTTACAGGTAGTTCCAATGAGCCTTCTTTCCAAAACCGACCTTCACTGGTTAACTTGATATACAGCGCAGGTTGGCGAAAGTGTTTAGCCAACGGATTTGCGTTATTGATTTGAGCCATGGTTTAATTCCTATAAATATAATTGATATACTATATTTATAGGTTAAAACCATGGATGAAAAAGAATTAGACCAGAGGATCGAAGCCCTTGCTAATGCATCAGAAAAAGCACGAGCTCAAATGGAGATCTATGCAGATGTTGCTAAAAAAATGAATCTCTCTGGGGTTGAAGCCAAGAAAAAGATATTAGAGTTAGCAGGTGGTGTTGATAAATTCAATAGTACGATGAAAAAATCGGCTGTTGAAATCAAAAAATCTATGGATGATCTTAAAAAGAGCATCAACAAAGGCGAAGTTAGTGCCGAAGAATTATCAGACCAATTAAATACTCTCAGAGACGAAGTTAATAAAACGTCAGATCAAGGTAAAAAGCAAGCTCTACTTGATGCCAAGGCTGATCTTGAAGCACTAAATGCTCGTAATAAAGCTCATGCAGCATTAAAAGACAGCATGTGGAACATGGCTGGGGTACTAACTGTTGGTGCCGCTAATGCATTTAAAGGTGCAACTACTACAGCACTACGCGGTGGTGATTCATTTGACGTAGCTACATCGATGATGACTGCTGGTGTTGATCTAGTTAACACTGCCAATCAAGGTAGCGCAAACGCTTTGAAATCGTTTGGTGCTGCAACAGCTGGTGCCGGCGGCAATGTAGGTAAATTTGGCATTGGTGCCACAATCGCAGGTGAAGCACTAGGTGCATTAAGCAATACAGTATCCGAACTAGCTAAAGCAGGTATTGGGTTTATGCTTGCACAAACTAAGGAACTAATCGCTGGGTTCCAATCGATGTCAGCAGTTGGAGCAGTATATAGTGGTGGTATGATCAGCATGACCGATACTGCATTAAGTGCCGGTATGAAATTAGAACAGTTTTCTAAAGTAGTTGTTCAAAATAGAGATACTTTTGCAAGATCGGGTCTTGGAGTAGCAGAAGGCAGTAAACGTATGGCTGCTGCTATGCAAAAAGGCGGCGATGCAGCACGTAACGGAATGTTTGCTCTGGGCATGGGCTTAGAAGAACAAGCCGATGCGTATGCAACAACAATGGCTATTATGGCTGGTCCTTCGAGAAGACTAAATGCATCAAACGAACAAATAGCAGCACAGACTCAAGAATATGCAAAAAATATGAAAGTGCTGTCTGATCTAACCGGAGAAGATACAAAATCTAAGCAAGAAAAACTTCGCCAAGATAACGATACATTAGCATTCCAACAGATATTAGATGGCAAATCGGCTACTGAACAAGCACGCATCAATGATGCGATGATGAACATGAATGCTGATCAGCAACGAGCATTCCGTGAAAATATGATTTACGGTAGTGTTATTAGTAAAGACCTTGCTATAGCACAAGCAACTAATAGAGGCATTGCTGAGTTTAATACTAAAACATTTAAAGCAGCACAAGATGGCACACTGTCTGCGGAACAAACAGCTCGATTACAAAAAGACACTATGCAATCGACCCACGATGCTGCAATGGCAAATAAAGGCATGGCAATGGCAACTAGTGCCGATGCGCAAGCTGCAAGTGCTATAAATTTAAGAGCAACTCAATATTCAGCAAATTTTGCAAAATCCGAAGAAGAAAGAGCTAAAATAGCTGCTGAACAAGCCGCAGGAGCAAAAGGCGCAGGCGGCGTAGCTGTTGAATTAATGGCACAACAACAAGAAATGGCAGTAAGAATGCAAGCAATTGCATTAACCCATTTAGATTCATTTAGTACAGCTCTTCAAGCATCATACGAAGCTGCCTTTAAAGCTGTAGAATCATTAGATAGTTTAGCTACAATGGTTGAAAACAATCCGTGGAAATCTTTACTACTTTCATTGGCGGCACCAATTCTTGGAGTGTTGCAACTAGTAGGTCCGTCGTTGCTTAAAGGACTAAAAGGTATGCCAGGTGGTATAGGCGGCCCAGGCGCAGGTGGATACGATAAAGATGGCCGTTATCGTGATGCCTCGGGTAAATTTGCCAAAGCTCCTACTGCATCATCTGCTCTTAGCAGTGCAAAGACGTTTGGAAAATTTGGTGGTATTGCTGGTGCAGTATTTGGAACTGCTATGGCCGCAAGTGATATCTACGATACAGAAAATGATGCAACATTAACCAAAGGTCAAAAACGCGAAAAAGAAGGCGGTATAGTTGGTAGTGCCGCATTAGGCGCCGGTGGAGCTTGGGGTGGTGCCACAGCTGGTGCCGCATTAGGTACACTAGTAGCAGGACCAGTGGGTACAGTAGTTGGCGGGCTAATAGGCGGAGCATTAGGATACTGGGGTGGTAGTGAAGGTGGCGAGAAATTAGGCAAAGCCATTATGAAAGACGAGTCTGCTGCAAGCACAGTTGCAGCAGCTGCTACCGGAGCAACTACTCAATCAACTGCACCTAAACCGTTGACTAGTGTGTCAGCACAACAGTTAGCCGCTGAACAGGCAAAATTACATAGTATACCGGCTACTAATGCTGAAGCACTTAAAAAAGCTATGGAAAAACCTTCTGCTACTGCTAATCCAGCAGAACAACAACAAATTACTCTGTTGCAAAGTATTTTAACTACAATGCAAAAAAATAATGCTATATCGTCAGGAATATTGCAGAACAGCTATTAAGCTATAAATACACTATCGTAAAGAGAATATAACTATGTCATGGAAAAAGCACTTCCGAACTGCAAACACTGGCGGACAACTAAGTCCAATTAGTGGAATTAACAATTCTGCAGATCCGAGCTATCGTAACTATCAAAGCCAATTGCCCGAAGTGTATATTGGCCATCCAAATCGTACTGAGCGTTACAATCAGTATGAACAAATGGACATGGACAGTGAAGTTAATGCTGCTCTTGATATTATTGCAGAATTCTGCACACAGCCAAATACAGAAAATGGCACAGGCTTTGATTTATTCTTTAAAGAAAAACCAACAGACAACGAAGTTAAACTACTTAAAGATCAACTGCTACAATGGGTTAATCTAAATCAATTAAACAAACGTCTATTTAAACTTGTACGTAATACATTAAAATATGGTGATCAAGTATTCTTACGTGATCCAGAAACATTTAAATTATACTGGACAGAAATGGGCAGTGTAATCAAAGTTATTGTTAACGAAGCAGAAGGCAAAGAGCCAGAACAATACGTAATTAAAAATCTTAATCTTAACTTTCAAAACTTAACTGCGACAGCATTAAGCTCGAGCGATACCTACACAAATCACCCGCAACAAGGTGGTAGCGGTGGTTCCGGTTCATACGTACAACCAAATGTTCCGTATAGTGGCGGTTCACGCTTTAGTCATGCGCAAAACGAAGCAGTGCTAGATGCAGAACATGTAGTGCATATTAGTCTAACAGAGGGCTTAGATGTAAACTGGCCTTTTGGTACTAGTATTCTTGAAAGCATATTTAAAATCTTTAAACAAAAAGAACTGTTAGAAGACGCTATTATTATCTATCGTGTACAACGTGCACCGGAACGTCGTGTATTTAAAATTGACGTAGGTAATATGCCCACACACATGGCCATGGCCTTTGTGGATCGTATTAAAAATGAAGTACATCAACGTCGTATACCTACACAAACAGGTGGCGGACAAAATATGATGGATGCTACTTACAATCCATTAAGCACAAATGAAGACTTTTTCTTTCCAGTAACCGCAGAAGGTCGTGGATCAAGCGTTGAGCCATTACCAGGCGGTAGTAACTTAGGTGAAATTACAGACTTACGTTTCTTCACTAACAAAATGTTCCGTGGCTTGCGTATTCCTAGCAGCTATTTGCCCACGGGCAGTGATGACAGTTCATCTACATTTAACGACGGTAAGTCGACTACAGCACTAATCCAAGAATGGCGTTTTAATCAATATTGTATGCGTTTACAAACTATGATAGTTGAAAAACTAGACAACGAGTTTAAAATGTTCATGCGTTGGAGAGGCATTAACATTGATGGTCAGCTATTTGAATTGCGCTTTAATGAACCACAAAACTTTGCCAAATATCGCCAAGCAGAAGTAGATGCGGCACGTATACAGGCATTTACATCATTGGAGCAAACACCTTATCTAAGTAAACGTTTCCTATTAGAGCGTTATTTAGATCTGAGCGAAGAAGAAATGCAACGTAACAGTGATTTATGGGATGAAGAGCATAACGAAACTCCTGGTGTGGCTGATACTGATGCTGGATTACGTGCAGTTGATGTTACACCAGCTGGAATTGAAAGTGACATGAGTAATTTAGAAATGCCTGATTTAACTGCAGAACCAGCTCCAGGAGTAGAACCAGGTGCATTACCTGCAACAGGAAATCAGCCAGCAGTACCAGTAACACCTACAGCACCTCCAGGTTTATAATATTTTAGGTAAATAATATTATGAATCTACTTGAAATATTTAATTCTGAATTAGTGCAACAGCACCAGACTGAAAAAGAGGATAACACTCCTTTAAAGTTGTCTGATCTGCGTAAAACTAAATTAACATTAACACAGTTGCATCGTTTACGTATTATGAATGATGTACGTAGATTAGAAAAAGAGCAAGATTTAGAACGAGTAAGATCACAATACAAACCGGCGGAAGTTGCTCCACTGGGGTAGTTATCAACAAGAATCAATCAAAAAACACGCATTTAACTTCAATTTTTCAATAAACCAGTAAATAATATTACAGAGATATTACGTAACGTAAATCTCACCTAGACAGACACAATTTAAGGAGTTCTTTATGAACAAGTATGAACAGTTAATAGAACACATCATTAATGATGAAACTGATAAGGCTCGCGAATTATTCCACAACATCGTTGTTGAGAAATCACGTGACATTTATGAAAGCCTAATCGACGAAACAGATTTAGACGAAGTAGGCGGAAACAAAGTACAAGGTTACATGGATGAAGTTACTATCGATGAACAAGGTATCAGCGAAGAAGATGAAGAAGGCGCTGGCGAATTTGAAATGGACAGCGATGACAGCGAAATAGAAAACGATTTCGACAACTCAGGTGATTTAGATTCACATGAAGAAGAGCACGGCGACGTTGAAACACGTGTTGATGATTTAGAGTCAGCATTAGACGAACTTAAAGCTGAATTTGATGCTTTAATGGCTGGCGAAGAAAACGAACCAGAGCATGCTGATATGTTTGGCGGCGAAGAAGAAGCGCCAGCTGAATTCATGGAAGCTGAAGAATGTGACACAGAAGAAGACGAAGAAGAAGAAGTTGAAGAATCTATCGTTCGTGAATATGTAGAAAAAGTAGCTGCTCCATCAAATACTGAAGGTGCTGACAACAAACAATCTACAGTAGCTAAGAAAAATGATATGGGCGGTTCATCTGCTAACATCGTACGCGGTGGTACAGAGAACGGTGGTACAGTTAAAAAACCAACAGTAAATAACATGGGTAATATTAATGTTCCTGGTGGTAAAGCTGGTAATGCATTTGCTAAGAAAGAAAAAGCACCTGCTGCACAAGCACCAACAAGTACAAATAGTCCAGTAGCAAAATAATTTAGGATACTACAATGGCTTCATACTTAAAAGAAAACTTAACCTTTGACAATGCTAGAATGGAAATTCTGACAGAAGATAGTCATGACGGTAAAGGTAAGAATCTTTATATGAAAGGCATATTCATTCAAGGTGGCGTTAAAAACCACAACGAACGAGTGTATCCAGTAAATGAAATTAGCAATGCCGTAACAAACATTAATGAACAAATCAAGGGTGGCTACAGCGTCTTAGGCGAAGTAGATCACCCAGATGATTTGAAAATTAATTTGGACCGTGTAAGTCACATGATTACAGATATGTGGATGGACGGTCCTAACGGCTTTGGTAAATTAAAGGTTCTCCCTACTCCAATGGGTAAGTTAGTAGAAACAATGTTGGAAAGTGGAGTTAAACTTGGTGTTAGTTCTAGAGGTAGCGGCAACGTTAGCGAAAGTAACGGCCAAGTGAGTGACTTTGAAATAGTCACAGTAGATGTAGTTGCGCAACCTAGTGCTCCTAATGCATACCCAACAGCGATTTACGAAGGACTGTTGAATATGCGTGGCGGACACAAGGTATTCGAAATGGCAAAAGAAGCTAGCGCAGATCAAAAGGTACAAAAATATTTAAAAGAGCAGGTTACACGCTTGATTAAAGATTTAAAATTAAAATAGGAGATCAGTATGTTAACAGCTATCAAGCCATTGTTAGATAGTGGCATCATTAACGAAGATACTCAAGCAGCTATTACCGAAGCTTGGGAATCACAAATTAATGAGGCTCGTGAACAAGTTCGTGCAGAATTGCGCGAAGAGTTTGCAGGTCGCTACACTCATGACAAACAAGTAATGGTTGAAGCTCTAGACAAAATGGTTACTGAAAGTCTTACTGCCGAACTTAATGAGTTCGCCAATGAGAAACAAGCTCTTGCAGAAGACCGCGTGAAATTTAAACGTCACATGGTTGAAAGCGCCAGCAAATTTAACAACTTTTTAGTTAATAAATTAGCTGAAGAAATCAAAGAATTACGCACAGATCGCAAAGTTCAAAACGAAGCAACTGCTAAGTTAGAAAAATTTGTTATCAAAGCGTTAGCTGAAGAAATCAAAGAGTTCGATGCTGACAAGAAAGCAGTTGTTGAAACTAAAGTTAAACTAGTAGCAGAAGCTAAAGAAAAATTAGCAAAACTACAAGAAGCTTTTGTTGCACGTTCAGCTAAACTTGTTAAAGAATCAGTAGCACAAAATCTAGGCACAGAACTGACCCAATTAAAAGAAGACATCCAAAGTGCTCGTGAGAACATGTTTGGTCGTCGCTTATTCGAAGCATTTGCTAGCGAATTCTCAGTAACTCATTTAAATGAGAACAAAGAAATTGCTAAATTGCATCAAACTATTGAAGCTGTTAAAGCTGATTTAGCTGAAAGCAAAAAAGTAATTGCGGAAAAACAAGCATTAGTTGAGTCAAAAAACCGTGAAGTACGTGTAATTACTGAAAGTGTTAACCGTAAGGACACACTTAATGGATTACTAAAAACATTAAATAAAGAGAAAGCCGGCGTAATGGCCAGCCTACTCGAAGGTGTGCAAACAGCAAAATTGCAATCTGCATACGACAAGTATCTACCAGCAGTTTTAAACAATTCACAAGCACCGGTAAAGGCTGAAAAGTCTGTACTAGCTGAGAGTCGTGTAGAAGTAACTGGTGATAAATCTGCTAAAACAGTAAATTTAGAAACCAACAACAACGTTGTTGAACTAAAACGTTTAGCAGGGCTAAAGTAATACAAAAACTTATAAAAGGAAAATAAAGAAATGACAACCCAACTATTAGAAGGCCGTTGGAACGAAACTAAGGATGCCCTGTTAGAAGGTCTACAAGGTTCAAAACGTTCTACAATGTCCGTAATCTTAGAAAACACACGTAAACACTTAGTTGAAAACGCTTCAGCTGGTGCAACAGCAGTAGGTAATGTTGCTACACTAAACCGCGTTATTCTTCCAGTAATTCGTCGTGTAATGCCAACAGTTATCGCTAACGAAATCGTTGGCGTACAACCAATGACTGGTCCAGTTGCACAAATTCACACATTACGTGTGCGTTATGCAGATTCACAAGCTGCTGGTTCATTAGGCGGCGACGCAGCAACTCCAGGCCAAGAAGCATTAAGCCCATTCAACATTGCTACAGCTTACTCAAGCAAAACATCAACAGGTGCAGCAGCTTCAACTAGCTCACTAGAAGGTGTTCCAGGTAACCGTATCAACGTTCAAATCTTGAAACAAGTTGTTGAAGCTAAAACACGTAAATTGTCTGCTCGTTGGACATTTGAAGCTGCGCAAGATGCACAATCTATGCACGGTTTAGATGTTGAAGCAGAAATCATGGCAGCTTTGGCTCAAGAAATTACTGTTGAAATTGACCAAGAAGTTCTAGGTTCATTGGCAGCATTAGCTTCTACAGCAACTGACAACTACAACCAAGCTACTGTTTCTGGTACTGCTACATTCGTTGGTGACGAACACGCTGCTTTAGCTGTTTTAATCAACCGTAGTGCTAACAAAATTGCACAACGTACACGTCGTGGCGCTGGTAACTGGGCTGTTGTAAGTCCATCAGCTTTAACAGTGTTACAATCTGCAACTACTTCAGCTTTTGCTCGTAGTACAGAAGGTACATTTGAAGCTCCTACAAACACAAAATTCGTTGGTACTTTAAATAGTGCTATGAAGATCTATGTTAACACATACGCTTCAAACGACACAGTGTTGGTTGGTTACAAAGGTTCTTCAGAATCAGACGCAGCAGCGTTCTACTGCCCATACGTTCCATTAATGAGCAGTGGCGTTGTGTTAGATCCAGCTACTTTTGAACCAGTAGTGGGCTTTATGACACGTTATGGTTATGTTGAATTAAGTAACACTGCATCATCTCTTGGTAATGCAGCTGACTACTTAGAAAAAATCACTGTAGCAAACTTATCATTCCAATAAGATTTATTCTTAGTAGGATATGAAAATAAAAAGCCCCGTAAGGGGCTTTTTTGTTGGCTATAAAAATTAAAAACGATAAATATATTTGTTCGCTCTTGAATGAGAGTTTATGCAGTAACCCACTGCGTAGGCGTTAGAACGCTAACTATACAAGGAGAAACAAATGGGACGTCCTATTAAGAAAAAGTTTTTTGGTTCAGATAATGTTAATGATGGTTTAACATACAGTGCTGCAGGTGGTGAAGGTATTTCGAGTATTACTTACACAAACCGTGGTACAAACTACTCACAAGGTTTAACAGCTACAGTGGCACTTAGCCCAATCGGTGGCACAGTTGCCAGAGTGACAGTCGATGCAGTTAGTACAGCTAACGGTCGTATCGATACAGCTAGTGTTACAACAGCAGGTACTGGTTACACAACTGCACCGGTAATTACATTAGTTAAACCAGCTAACGTTGTTGTAACTGGCGGTGGTATCACTGGTTCAAATGTACTAACAGTTTCAACTACTGTAGGTTTATTTGTCGGTATGGCCGCAAATACAGCATTTGCAGCAACTACTACAATCACAGCTATCGGCACAGGTAATGTTACAATGAGTGCCGCTAATACTAGCGCAACAAGTACAACATTAATTAGCTTTGGTGATATTGGATCTGCAGGTTCATTAACAGCAGTTTTAGCTGCAACTACAGTTACAGCTAATACAATCCAAGCTAATGCATGGATTACTGGTGCTACAATTGGTTCACTAGCTGATATCGTTTCACAACGTTCATCACGTCGTTACAGAGTTACTAATACTGACGGTACTGCGGTAGTTCGTTTAGTTCCAACAGGGGTTAATGGTGTTAATAGTCCAACAGTAGCGCAAGTTGTTGCCGCTAATGGCCCAACAGCCGCAGGCGAAATGACCCTTACAGCATTTGATTCTGATAACGGTGCTTACTTGGTTGGTAAACTTGAATCACGTACTGCATTATTATTCCCAGCAGCAGTTGACGGATATAGTGCAGGTGTACAGTTTACTGCAAACAGCCATGCTAGATGGACTTCAACCGGTGCTGCAGTAGCAGGCACAACAGTTAAAATTTCATCAAACGACTAATTTTAGTCAAAGTAAAAATAACAGCTTCGGCTGTTATTTTTTTGACTATACTATCTACAATTAGCATAAATAATAGAAACTAGGATATTTAAATGGCCGCTGTTAAAAAACTTAACACCTCGTACACAATTGACACCACAGATGTTATCATCACAGGCAATTTAACAGTACAAGGTTCACAAACTGCAATCGAAACAACTAACACTACGTTAAAAGATAATGTTATTGTTCTCAATGATGGTGAAACAGGCGCTGGCGTTACATTAGGTACTGCTGGTATTGCTGTTGCTCGTGGCTCATTAGCCAACGTTGCGTTACGCTGGAATGAGTCAATTAACAAATGGGAGTTGACCAATGATGGATCGACTTACTCAGTTATAACATCGTCAACCAGTGGTAGCACAATATTAATAGATGATTTAGCTCCTGCACTTGGTGGCAATTTAAATACTAATGGCTATACAATTTTAGCAAACGTAGGAAATGTAAAATTTGGTGGTAATATACAAATTAATAATACCGCAGTTGCACCAACAGCAGTCGCTGGCGCTACTGTAGTATATGCAGCAACTCCTGGCGCTGGTGCAAGTGGAGTATATGTTGTTAATGGTGAAGCCGTTAACGAAGAACTAATTACGAAAAAGCGAGCATTTGCTTTTTCAATACTATTATAGGATTAACACAATGGCAATTTCTAACACCTTATTAACAACAGTGGTATCAAACGTATATGTCAGTTCAGGCAATACTGTAGTATCAGTTATGTACTTTTGCAACACAGATGCTACTGCTAAAACATTTGATTTATATGCAGTGCCTAGCGGTACAACAACAATTAACAGTGACGTACAAATTTACAAAAGTGTTCAAATACAAAGTAATGATACTTTTGTTGTTGATATGGAAAAAATTGTATTAGCCAACGGTGATACATTGCGAGCCGCAGCATCAGCAAATTCAGCAATAACAGCAACAGTTAGTTACGTAGGAATGTAAATGGGACGCTTACTTAAAAATACAGTATTTAAAACAGGTAGCTATGCATTAGGTGTGCCAGTTGGATCAAGTTCAATTGGGCCAGATGTGCCAGTTGTAGGGCAAACTCGTTATAATACTTCAACAGGCAAATTAGAATTCTATAATAGTAGTGTATGGAACGCAGTAGCTAAAGAAGGCGATGTTACTATTACTAAAGACACCCTAGCTGGTGATAATATAGTTTCTGATTTTACTATGTCTAAAACGTATAATTCTGGACAAGAGGCACAGGTATTGGTATTTTTAAATACTGTATATCAAAATCCTGGCATTAACTACACATTCAATGGAACAACAAATATACATTTTACAAGTGTGCCTACTGGTGGCGCAGTTATATTAGTACTACACAATATTGCAAGCACTACAGTATAGCCTGTTCCTTAGCTAAATATTAAAATAGGAGTTAGTTAATGGCAATAGGTCGTGTACCCGGGGCAGCACTGTTAGGAAATCTAGATAGACAAGGTCTTGATCTAGGCTTCACTACCAACAGTGACACATTATTACAGTTAGATTTTACTAACTTTCGTCTTGGTATCAACACGGCATCTCCCCAAGAATCATTAGAAGTTACTGGGAACATTCTTGTAACAACCGGCAATATATTAACCTCAGCTAATTTAACATACGATATTGGTGCGACTAATAAATATTGGCGCAATATCTATAGCGGAAACCTTTATACTAGCAATATTACCAGTACAAATATCACTGGTACGTTAACCACAGCTATACAAACTAATATAACCACAGTAGGTACGTTAGGCAACCTATCAGTCACTGGTAATATTGATGCAGGCAATATAATAAGTAATATCACCGGCAATGTAATTGGATCGGCAACTACGGTAACTGCATCAGCACAGCCAAATATAACATCACTGGGTATATTAACTGCTCTCGATGTAACAGGTAATGTTGGTGCAGGCAATGTTAGTGGTACATATTTAACTGGTACATTACTAACTCAAGCACAACCATACATAACATCAACAGGTATATTAACTGCTCTCGATGTAACAGGTAATGTTGGTGCAGGCAATGTCAGTGGTACATACTTAACAGGTACATTGCTAACAAGTGCTCAACCAAACATCACAACATTATCCGGTGTTACTAGCATCGGTGCAAGTGGAAGTACAGTATTAACCGGCACACTAGCGACTAATGCACAACCTAATGTTACATCTTTAGGTACATTAATATCACTAGACGTAACAGGTAATGTTGGCGCAGGCAATGTTAGTGGTACATATCTAACTGGCACACTATTGACGGCCAGCCAAACTAATGTTACATCATTGGGCACATTATCAGCATTAACAGTCAGTGGAAATATCATTGCGCAAAGCTCTATTGTACCAACAAGTAACATTGCTGGTAATATTGGTTATGCCGATACATGGTGGAGTGCAGTATACGCTAATACAATTAATGCAACTAATTTAAATGGCACGATACTTACAACTAATCAACCTTATATTTCTAATTTAGGAAATATTACAGTTGATAGCATTTCCATTGGTGGAAATATTAGTATTACTGGTAATGTTAACGGAACAGACATTACTGCTAACACCATAACAGCCAACACAATCACTGGCACATTACTTACAGGCAATCAGCCTAACATAACAAATTTAAGCAACATCTCAGTTGATAGCATTTCTATTAGTGGAAATTTAGGTATCACAGGAACTACAACAGCCGGTATTATCAATGCTGATGAGATCTATGAAAGTAATATTCGTGTTGTAACTCAAGAAACTACAATTACAGTTACTGGTGATGCTACTGGCAGTGGTAATGTTTCAAATATTGCATTAACTTTAGCAGACACTGGTGTTACTGCAGGCACATATGGTGCTGCAGATGATGAAACATGGGATAGAATTCCTAAAATTACTGTAGACAGCAAAGGCCGCATTACAAATATTGCTAACATTACTCTTACTCAAGTCGGTAATGTAACCTTTACTGATACAACTATATCAACAGTGGCTAACTTAACAATAGCACCAACTAATGGTTATATTTTTGCTAATAGTAGTGTTATATCTGACGTTGCTGATCCAGTTAGCGCACAGGATGTAGTTACATTAAACTATCTAACAACAACATTAAGTGGTGCTGCAAATAGCCTAGTCATTGGTGATAGTCTAGTAAATCTAATAGATGAAACTAATAATAGTAGATTAGAAATTACCCTTGATTCAGAATTAATTGCAAATATAACAGCTAATGCATCAACATTTTACAATACTGTTAATATTGGTAACATATCAATAGTTGATAACACAATTTCATCAAGTGGAAATATATACATCGATGCACAGAATACAGGCATTGTACAAATTGTTGGATCCGATGCACTGGGCATTCCTGTTGGAAATGTAATTACTCGTCCTCTAAATCCTGAGATAGGGTACATACGTTTTAACACTGACAATGATGCTGTGGAATACTGGACTGGCGCAGAATGGACATACCCGGGCGCAGCTACAATTACATCAGAAACTGTCTACCCTGATGGACTAACTGCAAGCTATAATTTAACAACCTCGGCTACTCCAGACGGGTTGCTAGTTAGTATCAACGGTACAATGCAACAACCATTTACATCATATAATATGTCTGGTAATGTAATAACATTCACAGAAACTCCGCAAGATACTGATATTATTGAAATTCGACATATTGTTGCTGGCGCAGTTTCTATAGGATCACTGACCTACGGACCTACGTCTAAAGTAGAATTATCTACTGGTAATGTCAATATTACCGGTAATTTAATACCAACAGCAAATGTCACATATGATCTGGGTTCTGATTCAATGTGGTGGCGCGACCTGTACATGAGTGGCAGTACTATTCATATTGGTGGTGCACTGCTTAAAGTAGTCGACAATGCATTGAGTTTTACTCCTGCGGGTAGCCCTACTCCGATTAATCTAACATCAGATGTTGATCCGACTATACTTATTGCAAATACCACGCAGGTCAAAGCAACTGATGACTTTGTAAATGTTTCTATTGCCGGCGGCAATGTAGGTAAATTTGGCAGTGATGGGTTAACGATCACAGGAAATGTTAGTGCAGACTACATCATAGGTGATGGCAGTCAACTAACCGGCTTGCCAGCAGGGTATACTGACACAAATGTAGCGGCATACTTACCATCTTATACAGGAAACATAAGTTCATTAACCACAGCCAACACAGCAATGAAAGGCTATGTTGATGAGCAGATTACCACTGTTACTAATTCAGTCACCGGTGCTAATGCTGCAATAGTTACAGCCAACACAGCAATGAAAGATTATGTTGATGCAGCCAATACTATACAATCAAATGAAATTACAGCCATTAGTAATAGTGTAACCGGTGCTAATACTGCAATTGTAACTGCTAACACAGCTATGAAAGGGTATGTTGATGCAATAAATTCAACTCTAACGGCCAATGCTGGAGCACAAGCAGGCACATTAGCAACTATACAAAACAACTATGCACAATTATCGGGTGCAACATTTACTGGCGCCTTGGCCGCACCAAATATATCGTTAACATCTGCACTGGCTATATCATCTGGTGGTACAGGTGGAACAAGTACTAGTTCTGCATTAAACAATCTATTACCCAGTGGTGAAGTCAGTGGCTACGTATTAAAAACTGCAGGTGAAGGCAGTTACTATTGGAGTGCAGAAACAGGTGGAGGCAGCGTAGTTGGTACAACTATCAGCACCAGTAGAACTTATTTTACTGCTACTTCAGGACAAACTGTATACACTGGAATCACATACACTCCGGGTGCAGGACAGTTACGCATATACATCAATGGTGTTAGACAGTTTGACAGTGCCTATACTGAAACAAATAGTTCAGCAGTTACACTATCTACAGGAGTTACTAGCGGAACTGTAGTATTAGCAGAAGTTGACGCATATACAGATTATAATGTCTATGCTAATGCAACCTACAGTAGTCCGGTTGGAACAATTAGTTCAACTACAGTTCAAGATGCCCTGGCAGAATTAGACACAGAAAAAGCTGCACTGGCAGGAGCAGCATTCACAGGCAACGTATCGACCAGTGGTAATCTGCGTGTTACTGATACAACACAAAGTACCGGAGAAGGAACCGGCGCACTAGTAGTCAGTGGTGGTGCAAGTTTTAGTGGAAATGTTTACATCAGCGGTAACTTACAAGTTGCTGGAACTGAAACAATATTTAATGCCAACAATCTAAGTATTGCTGACTCGCTGATATATCTAGCCGATGACAACTCCGGTGATGTATTAGATATCGGTATCGTAAGTTCGTTTACTAATCCTGGATATCAACACACTGGCTTTGTGCGTGATGCCACAGACGGCGTTTGGAAACTATTTGCTAATGTAGCAGCAGAACCTACTACAACAATTGACTTTACTAACGCTACTTATAGTAACTTACGAATTGGCAACCTAACATCAATTGGCGGAACATTTACAGGTAATGTCGGTGCAGATAACCTAAGTGCTACTAACTTAACCGGAACATTAACAACTGCGGCCCAGACCAATGTTACTAGTGTTGGTACATTAACTGGTTTAACAGTAAGTGGTGCTCCGGTACCTAATGCTAACGTAAGCGTAAACTTAGGTAGCACATCAGCTTGGTGGAGCATACTCTATGCAAATACACATGTCGGCTCTACTGCTACCTTCTACGGAAATATTACAGCCGGCAACGTAAGTGCTACAAATTTAGTTGGTGCAATTACTTCTAGTCAAGTTACTACTGCACTAGGATTTACTCCTTATAACAGCACAAACCCAAGTGGCTACTTAACTGGTATAACGTCAGGTCAAGTTACTACTGCACTTGGTTACACTCCGTACAACAGTACCAATCCAAATGGTTATATCAGCGCAGTGCCAAACTCAAGCACTCAAGTTTCAAGTCTTGGTGTAGGTACAGCCGCAAGTGGAACTAGTGGTGAAATACGTGCCACTAACAACATCACAGCTTACTACAGTTCGGACTCACGCTTAAAAGAAAATGTGCGTGACATACCCGACGCACTAGCTAAAGTTACAGCTATTGGTGGTAAACTATTCGATTGGACTGATGAATACATTGCCGATCACGGTGGCTTAGATGACTACTTTATGCGTAAAGCTGACTTTGGTGTTATAGCACAAGACGTTGAGCAGGTGTTACCCGAAGCAGTGCGCACTAGAGAAGATGGCTACTTGGCTGTTGACTATGAAAAGATGTGTGCCCTAGCGTTTGCGGCTATTAAAGAACTACAACAACAGGTCCACTTGCTAGAGCAACAAATAAAGGACAAGTAACATGCCTTTACCATCCAGTGGTGCGATATCCTTTAACAACATCAACGTAGAACTTGGCTTAACCGCCACCGCACAGATATCATTAAATGATAGTGCGGTACGAACACTATTTGGAGTAAGCAGTGGTGCTATAGCAATGAATGTTGGCTATGGTAAGTCAAATGCGTTCTTGGCAACCATTTCATCAAATCAAACCAATTTGAATTTAAGAACTTGGGCTTTAGCGAATGGATGGGATGGTTCTACTGCCGCAACAATCACTATCGGTTCGGGAGTTTGGATTTATTCCACTTCTACGGGAACTCCTGCATTAACCACCGGAAGTTTTCCTGGCGGCTTAACTATCATTAACAATGGATTTATTGCTGGAATGGGTGGTGCTGGTGGCACGTCAACAGCACCATATACAGGTTTAGCCGGTGGAAATGCCATAAGCCTTGGTTCAATCGTGACAATAAATAATACGAATGCTTCTGCTTATATTGGCGGCGGCGGTGGTGGCGGGGGCTTTTTCCAAGGTGGTGGCGGTGCTGGCGGCGGTAACGCTGGCCAGCAAAGTGGTGGCGGAGTAGGTGGCGGCGTCGGCTCTGCCGGTACAAATGGAACAGGTGGCGCCTCAGGCGGTAAAGGTGGCGGCGCCGGCGGTGGCGGTGGTGGGCAAGCTGGTTCAGGCAAATCTACCACAGGGTATCCCGGCGGTGGCGGTGGCCGTATATTTGCCGGCTCAGGTGGTGCTGGTGGCACTGCTGGTGGTGGTGCTGGCGGTAGCGCAAATGCCGGTGGGGGCATAAGCAGCGCAGCCGTTAGCGGCGGCGGTGGTGGCGGCTGGGGGGCGGCAGGGGGTGCAGCGGCGAGTGGATATGCTGGTGGAGCAGGTGGCAAAGCAGTCGCGCTTAATGGATACACTGTTACTTGGACAAGCGGTAATACAACTCGTGTTTATGGGGCTGTATCATGAGAACTGTAAATTTAGATCTAATTAAATTAGCTGATGTTGAAATTTGCCAAGAAGGTTTGGATTTTTTTAATGGTAAAAATTCATTAAATGAGCCGTTGACTGGGAAAACAGATAATGAGGTTTTCAATATAGCTTTAGAAACAGAGGACCAAGAAGCGTTGAAATGGTGGGAAAGTTTATTTAATTCAACCAATGCTTGGGATTATTGGAATGAAAGTTATGCTGTAAGTCATTATTTTATTTACAACCAAGTATTGGAAATTGAACAAAAATTTAATACTTTAAATGAAGCAAAAAAAAATCAAAAAATCATTTATGAATCTATATTTGAAAAATACAAAAAAATGACTTCAGTCGCTTTGGTAAAATATCATGAAAATAATGATGTTGAATGGTGCGGTGTTGATTCAATAGAAACGTATGAAAATGATGGAATTTTTCAAGTGTTTAATTTATGGACTGGCACCCATATTCAAGCCAATTCAAAAATTGAAGCAATTGAAATTATCAATAACATAGTTAATGAAAATATATTTAAGCCATCAATTTTTGCTTGTTTTATAAATAAAAATCAAATTTCATCAAATGTAAAATTGATACAATGAATTTCATTTCACAATTTTTTTTAACCAATAAAAACAACCCATGTTTTATTGATAAAAATGGGGCACATTCAAGTGATGAAATTTTTTTATCAATTAAAAAATTTGCTAATTATTTAAAATTTTTAAATATCCAAAAGGGCAATTTTATTATTATAAAACTGCCTGATACGGCTTTTTTACCAATTGCTATATTTGGTTCAATGTGGATTGGTGCCATCCCAGTTTTAGTAGGTTCGGGGAAATGTGGCGTTGAGCATAATTTTAATACTTTAAATCAAGCCAAAAAAAAATTTGAAAATTCTTTAATCATTGCAAATGAAATAGATTATTCAAATTTCAAGCCAATTGAAACTCAATTAGATTTTGAGCAAGATTTAGAATGTATTGTTTTTCATACATCAGGCAGAACAGGCGCCCCAAAATTCATTTCGCATACGCCAAAAACATTGTTAAATGTGGGCGAATATATGGGGGATTTGCTTTTGGATACAAATGATAGAAGTTTATTTTGTGCGGAAAAAATAACACACGCATACGGTTTTGCATTATCAATTTGTGTTGCATTAAAAAATGATATAACCGCAATTTTATTGGATGCTAGTCCATCAAAATTAAATTTATGCCATTATATAAACACATATAAGCCAAGTATTTTTGCTGGAACTCCGCGTCATTTTGAATTTATTAAAGATGAGGAATTCACAGGCGTAAGGTTGGCAGTCAATGCTGGCTTTGCACCGATTAATCAATTAAAAGGTGCGGCCTTTCTTAATGGGGAAGGCTCCACAGAAACATTGGGGTTTTATAAAGCAAATGGAATACCATTGAAATATGATAATATAATTGCTACATAATAAGATAAGACATTGCCCGCGTTCCGAAAGAGTAGAACAAAATAAAGTTAGACTTGTATTAGAGGCATTAAAAGCACAAATCATTGCTGGTGGATTAGATTACACAACCGCAATTGCTGAAAAGAAGATTGTAGAAGACGCTAAAGTAGCTGCAAATAGTTAGGTAAAAGACTGTCTTTAAGTGTTCCTATATTATAGTTGATATTAAACGGGTGTAATGTAAAACTTTTAGTTAAATACAATATAACAGAGAATAACTATGGCATTAACACAGGTAACACCGGACGTACTACATAATATACAAAGTAATGTTACCCAAGTAGGTACTCTAAGTAACCTATCGGTCACTGGTAATATCACATCAGGTAATGTAACTGCAACTAATTTTACAGGAACTGCTAGTCTAGCAAATAATGCCAGCTTCCTTGGCGGAACAGCAGCCGCCAGTTATGCGCTAGGATCAGCAGTTACAACCGTTAGTAATTCAGTTGCTGGAGCGAATGCAGCAATAGTTACAGCCAACACCAACATGAAAGGTTATGTTGATGCAGCCAATACTATACAATCAAATGAAATCACTACAGTAAGTAGTTCAATTACGGGTGCTAATGCTGCAATAGTTACGGCCAATACCAACATGAAAGGTTATGTTGATGGACAAATATCAACTACTAGTTCATCGATAACCACAGCCAACACCAACATGAAAGGTTATGTTGACGCAGTTACTACTGCATGGACAGCCAATGCTGGAGTACAAGCTGGTAGTATTGCTACTCTAACTAGCAATGCTGCAACACAGTCTGGACAAATTGCAAGTAAGGCTGATTTAAGTGGAGCCACATTCACTGGCAATGTTACAACCAGTGCCAACGTTAAATTCACGGGTTGGCAGATTTACGAAACTGGTACTAGTTTATATTTTGCCTACAATGGCGCAGTTAAAATGAGCCTGAACACCTCAGGTACCGTAACTGTCACTGGCGACATAGCAGGCTTTGGAACCCCGTAATGCCGTTACCATCCAGTGGTGTAATTAAATTCAGTGACATCAACGTAGAACTTGGTGTTGCAGCTAACACTAGTCGCAAATTAAGTGATAGTGCTGTGCGAACCTTATTTGAAATAGCCAGCGGCCGTATTACTTTGAGCAACGGATTTGGTAAAAGTAACTTACGAACAGTGATAGCTATGTCGTCGGCTTTGGCACCGTATGTATATGCATGGCCGTGGTCCAATGGATTCGGCGCTAAATATGCCGACCCGTCGGCAGCATTATCTTCTCCGGGATCGTTAAAGTTTACTCATTCGAGCACAGCAATAGCAGTCGTACAATCTGGAACTCCGGGAATAGTTGCATACTCTTGGTCCAGCGGATTTGGAAGTAAATATGCCGACCCAGCAACACCACCACCGACTATTGTTACTACTATAGCCTTTACTCCTTCGGATGATGCAATAGCTGTTGCTTCCACTACAGGTATAAGGATATCTGCATACTCTTGGTCTAATACTACTGGAGTTGGAATTAAATATGCCGATCCGGCATCGCTGCCACTTGGTGCCCGTGGGCAAGGTGTGTGCTTTAATCCGCAAGGAACTGTGCTAGCAATGGTCCAGCGGAGTTACGTCGAAGCATGGTCTTTTTCTAGTGGATTTGGCAGTAAATATACCAGTCCAACTCAGCTAGGATCAGGCAATAACCTATCAGCAATTACCTTTAATCCGCAAGGGACTGCTCTGGCCGTTCCCGTAGCTAACATAGCACCATATATACATGTATGGGCGTGGTCCAATGGATTCGGCAGTAAATATGCCGCCCCAGCGACGCCAATAGGCTCAAACCCATTATGGTCACCCCAAGGCAGTGCATGGAACGCTACATTTAGCCCTTCAGGAAATGCTATAGCTGTTGGTCACAATCACTTCCCTTTTGTAACTGTATACGCTTGGTCCAACGGATTTGGCAGTAAATATGCCGACCCAGTGACGCCAATAAACCTCAATTACGGGATGGACCAAGTTAGCTCCGTCGGATTTAATATTTCAGAAACCGTAATAGTGCTTTGTGCGTATCAATACCAAGGCACTGGCGGTATTATGCAGGCATACGTTTGGTCCAATGGATTCGGAGCTAAATATGCCGACCCAGCAAATGCACCTACTAATAGCTCCCGACTAGCTGTTAACTACATTTAAATTTTAATAGGAGAAATAACCATGATAGTAACACAAGATGAACATTTAGATACTTTAGTAACAAACGCATACCACAGAGAAAAGGAAGTCTATCAATACCAAATAAATGTAGACAACTATACTGTGATGCTTACTGGTTTACCAACCGACGCTATTCCTGATAATCTAGCACAACATATTAATACAGACACGCAAAATTTACCCTGGGATATGAGTGATGAAGATGTTCAGACAATAGCTCAATACCAATACCGTGATAAATTGCGTTCATTGTTGCGTTCTGAAAGAGTAGAGCAAAATAAAGCACGCCTAGTATTAGAAGCATTAAAGGCACAAATTATTGCTGGTGAACTAGACTATCCTACTGTAATTGCTGAAAAGAAAATAACTGAAGAGGCAAAACTTGCCGCAGTATAATAAGGAATGGCACGAAATTGAAGCACTAGAAGATGATACAGTATTTGTAAACATATTTGCAGAAGGCCACATGTAAAAATGTACTATAAATAATATTCACAGGGAAAATGATCAATATTAACCCAGCAAAAGTAGTAAATACACTATAACAGAGAATAACTATGGCATTAACACAGGTAACACCAGACGTACTACATAATATACAAACAGGGTCAACTTACATAGTTACTTCAACTGGTACATCAGCCACCCAGTTATTTTGGTATGAGTTGCGCTAATATAAAACTATATAAATCACCAAACTTAAAATCTCAAATCTCAACTAAATACATATAACAAACTGTGCCAGCTCAGGGGAATATGGAACCGCCGCTACCATTCAGTTTACTATATACTAATAATTATAAGCGGAGTTTTAACCTATGGCAGTTCTAACCAGAATTAAGAATAATCAGATTACGGATTCAACGATCCTTGCTAACACCAAGATTGTTCCAGGATCTATCGTAGGTAGCTTATTCAATGCTAATTTAACTGTAGCCAGTGATGTTACTATTACTGGTAATCTAACAGTTCAGGGTGCTAGTAGTTACCTTACTGTAGCAAGTACTAACACCTACGTTAATGACCCGTTAATTGTCCTAAACAATGCGTTTACTGGAACAAACAGTTACGATGTTGGTCTAATATTTAATCGTGGTAATCAAATTAGCACTGCGTTAATTTGGAACGAAGGTGATAACCAATTTGAACTCACTTATACAACTGAAACTGGCACAAGCTACGCTACTATCGACAACAGCGGATTTGCTAACTTAAAAGTTGGTAATCTTACAGTCGCTGGCATTACAACAATAGATGATATCGGCGCTGGCAATCTTACATTAACTGGCGATCTAGCAGTTAATGGTGGCGATCTAACAACTACAGCCACTACATTTAATCTATTAAACACTGATGCTACTACAATCAGCGCATTTGGTGCTGCAACTACATTGGGTATTGGTGCATCAACTGGTACACTAACCTTAAACAATGCTACTGTAACAACACCTGGGCAAATAGTCAGCACACGTGCTGGTAGTGCCACAACAGGCGATGGCCAAATTTACCTAAACGGTAGCACCGGCAATCGTATAGATTGGAACACGAACGGCACAGGTGCTCCGGCATTTACTACAAGAACTGATGGTACTAAAGTAGTTCTTTATCCTGCACTAAGTGGTAGCACAGTTGATTACGCTATTGGTATCGATTCTGCAACATTATGGACGAGCGTTCCGGAATATGGTGACTCATTTAACTTTAAATGGTACGGTGCTGAAACACTGGTAGCAAACTTATCAGGTACTGGTAACTTTAC